GTTGTCGATTTCAAATTGTGCTTTTAGTTGGTCCGCTTCAGCTTTTTTTAGTACTGATGGTGTTGTTTTTTGCAGGATGTTGGTTTGTGTGTCGATGCTCCTCGCTGTTGATGCGTTTTTTTGTGCCTCTGAGGCTGCCGCTTGCCCTTGAAGCCCTTGTAGAGCTATCCCTGAGTCTTTTGCTTCCCATTCCTTGGAGAGCATTGCTGCTTGCATTGCTGTTGTTACAGCTGGCCCCATGATGTCTTTCATTTCCGCTCTGTTTGCTGTTGGCATTGCCCCTGTTGGTGAGCTTGCTCCTGCGTTTGCACTTAATATTGGGTTAAGCCCTGCTGCCTTTAGATCTGCCACCTCTCTTTGATGCGCCGTATTGCTCATTCTTTCTTGGAATCTCATCATTTCGTCGGCCGCCGCCCTGTTGTAGTTATTTGCATCGCTCGCTAGCTCTTTATTCGCCTCATTAGCGCGAGCTTGCCCTATCATCTGGCTTCCCCCAGCCACTGCCGCTGCTGCTATCGCTGGCCAGACCATTAGAACCTCCCAAGTGATGCTGGTACGGAGTACGCCATCATTGGTCTTGCGCATTTCTGGTTAATCCATGCGTCAAATAGTAAGTGAGGTTCACTTGGTACTGCAATTGCCCTGTCTACCGGTGTGTTTTGTTCGATGAATTCGTCTTGTAGCTCTGGAAGTGTTTCGAACTCCTCTGCCATGTGCCAGAAGTCTAGGCTTGTAGCGAATGTGCTCCTAAATTGTCCGTGAATTTCCGAAGGTCTGTATCTGTATTCTCCGTATCGTTCTTGATATCCGAACACATCGTCGTCTGCCGATGTTCCTTGTGCGAAGATTTCTTGGTTTAGTACTGCTTGTTCTCCGAGTTCTTGTAGCTTTGGCCAGAAGAAGTCATATCGAGTACTTCTGCTCCAAAGTTTGTTAACTCCTTGTTGATAAGTAATATCTGCTCTTGCGCATGCAAGTCCGATAACATATCCGTGTTCCACGAAGCTCTTAGTGAATCCAATTTTATTTCCTGTTGCACTAGTTGTAGCATAAGAAGCGAGATTCGCCTGTGGCGTGGATGCTGATATAACTGGTGTTGTTTGAGCCACTGGATGTATGTTGATTCTAGATTCACCTCCGCCAAGGAATTCAGGTCTTTGTAATCTAAAGTCTGGAGATATGACTCCAAAGTGTGCTTTGAGGACTTCAATGTATCGAGTACCTCCTCGAGCGTCGAGTTCAAATAGTGATTGCATTTGAAAGGCTTGTCGTAAGGCATTGATGGTTTGTGCTGTTGCATCTGATAGGTCCGTTGTTAGTTTTGTTTCTATTTGCGCTTCTGTTACTCTCATCCCGGTTTCGTTACCCCAGGTCCATGCTGCTTGTGATCCTCCGGGTGCTATCCCTGCTGATGTTCCGATGATATCGTTTGCTGTTACGTTTACTCTTAGTGCTACGTTTGAAGCGGAGCTTCCTGATGCTCTTGGTGTTTGGTTGTTTGTTACTACGTTTAAGTCTCCGTTGCTGATGATTGGTGCTGTTGTTCCTAGTGGTATTGTGACTGCTGGTCCTTTTTGTAGGAAAGGTAGACAGCTTGTGAAGTAGTCGTGTCTCCTTCCTCGTTTTTTTAGTTCGAAGTCTGCGAGTGCGTCTGGTCCGTTGTCTTTTGGTACTACTATTGAGTCTTGTAGGTTTTGGTCTCTGAACCATTGGTTCCAGATTAGGTTGTATCCTCTTAGTGGAAGTGTGTTTGCTATTGGTATTGAGTTTACGTCTGTTGGTAGTCCGAATTTGTCGTAGATTGTTCCTACTTCGAATTGTACTCCTGTTGTTGTGAGTACTGGCATTATGTAGTCTGTTGTGTCGTCAGGGTTATCTTGTTGCCCGTTTAGTTTTTCCCAGTTATCGAAGACCAATCTGTTTGGTACGAAGAAGAAGAAGTAGTCTACGTACATGTTGTCCATGATTGGTACTTTTTGTGTTGCTAGTCTTGCGAAGACGCTGACGTTCACGTTGAATGTGTCTCCTGGAAGGATTTCGTCAAGGTAGAACGGTATCAGGTAGTCGAAGTCGAATGTGTCTTTTACGGTGTAGGATCTATCGAATTTTGATCTTCCGATATTTGCTTGTGGTATTTGTGCGAAGCTGTGTTGACTGTATCTGTTTCCTAAGTTCATTGATTTCTCCTTCTAGTTGTTTAATTTTTTTATAAAGCATGTACGGCTCTATAATTTCGCCGTCGATTTTGTCCATCGTTGTTGGCCAGATTCTTATATGTTTTCCTTTCTGTATTGCATGAGTCGTTTGAATTTTTCTTCACTAGTTTTTATTTTGATTTCTTGATTGGTTATCAGGTTGCCTCTGCCGTGTCGATATTTTCTTTTATCATTTTCTAAATGGTATTTGTTTGTTTGATGCTCTGTTCGTGCGCGTGCTTCTCGTTCTTTTTTCAGTTTTGTTTTTGTCATGTATTTGATCCATTCGTTTGGCTTATTTTTTTCAAGCCATTTTATGTAGTATCTTGGTATTGGTACTTTTTGAGTTTCTCCGTTTGAGTTGAGTATCATGCATTCTCCTCTTCTGAAGATGTCTTCCCAGAATTTTTCTAGCCACCGTTTTCCTATTGCGTGTTTTGATGATTTTTTTGAGATTGGTTGGTATTCGTGTTCGTCGTCTTTTCCGTGTACTAATTTTTTCGCTGCGTACCTCGCTACGTATCCAGCGCTTTCAAAAGTAACTGCTCCCAGTTCACATTTTCCATTTTTCCATAGAGGTCTTTCCTCCCATGATTTGCATTTAGCAACTTCATCAGGTGTGAAAGGACCGAGAGTACGCGAAGAGTAGATTCGATCTCCTCTTTCGTTAGAGTATTGATATTTACAGTCGTTTGGTTTCCAGTTGAAGATAAGAGCATGCCAATGAGGTCTTTTGGTTTTTTCACCATATTCTCCTGTCACAAAGACCGCGATTTGTGTTTCTTCAAGCAGTTCTTTGTTGTCTTTTCTGAATTGTTTTTTTTGTGATTTTGAGAGTGATGACCAGTGTCCCGGTCCGAAGTTTTTTCCTACTGTTTCTCTGAAGATTTTGTCTCGTAATCTTCCTATGAATTTTCTGAACTCATCATAGTATAACTTATCAGAACTTAGGCTTTCGTCTGAGTATGTGAGTGTTATAAAGCTATTGTTTTCGTGCATTTGCGCTTCGTGCACGCATCTGACAGCCCATTGTCGAGCGTATTCAAGTCTGCATTCTATACATTTTCCACACGGAAGTTGGAATGTGCTGTATTCTTTGCTAAAGGTTTTTTGAGACCAGCTCAGAGTCTTGCCGTCGGACGCGAATCCGACGGTTCTGGGGTACAGGCAGCGCATCTGCTTGTGCTCCTTTTTTTTTAGTTGTTAAAGTCTAATTCCACCGCGCATTGATCTTGGATTCATGTTGTTCATTTTTTGAACACCAGTGTTTTTTCGGAAGTGTTTTTTGCTTCCTTTTCTGCTCATGATACGTCGTTTCATTTTTCCTCCTTGGAAGTGGGCCTAAATCGTTCTCTTGTTGTATTTAGGCCCAGTGACAGTTGTCGTGTCACGTTATAGTTTTAATGTTGTGCGTCCACCAGGTGGATCGCCTTTGTTATATGCTGCGGGCTATCCGCAAGTTTTATGTTACCCGTTTCTGGATCGAAGTCCCCCAGGTAGTATAGATCGTAGTCCGTTGGGTGCTGTCCGATCATTGAGTCTTTATCGTTTGCCATTCTTTTGAATGTTCTTTCCGCTTCTCCGTGAGTTAACATGTAGAAGGGATTTCCGTATACTTCTGCTTTTGTGTCTCGTGTCGTGTACATTTTCTTTTTCATATTCTCTCCTTTGGATCCTCCTCTGTACTCAGAGGAGGATTATTTTTTATTCGTTATCGTATTCGTGATGATTTTTCGTTGGTGATTTTACTTTTGCTGATTTTTTTATTTCTGCTTGGGTTTCCGTGAGCGTTTTGTTTATGTCTTCAAGTGTTGTCTCCTTTTTTGTTGGTTTGTTTCTAAGTCCCATTCGTATTGCTTCTTCGTTATTTTTTTCATCTTTTAGGAACTCTATGAGTTGTCCTGGATTGTTTTCGAATTTTGCCCTTACCTCTGATGGTAATTTCATGAACGCCATTTCTGCGTTGATTGTTGTTTGTAGTGCTGCTTGGTAGTCTCCTATTTCGGTCATGTCTGCGTAGGTTCCCGTTTTGTTTGTTACGTGAGTCCATTGTCCGGTTTTTTTGTATTTTGCTATTATTTTATTGACGTCTGTTTCGTCTTTGAACGCTCTTTGTGTTCTTCCCGGTTTTGTTTGGATGCTTTGGATCCTTAGAGATCCGTCTGCCCTTTCAGTGTATTTTTTGGTCTTAGTGAGTTGTCTTTTCATCCAGTCGATTGTTTGTGGTTTCATTATGGTCTCCTCATTTTTGGTCGTTCGTATTTGATTTCTCCGGTTCTCTCGTCGATGAGATCTCCGCCGTGTTTTTTTAATTTTCCTGGTAGGTTTTTCCAGAGTCCTTTGAAAGGATTTATTGCGTCTCCTGCTGAGTTAATTGTTCCTAGTCCCTCTTGGATGAGTTGGTTTGTTTGTCTGAAATCTTTGTTGTCGATTTCAAATTGTGCTTTTAGTTGGTCCGCTTCAGCTTTTTTTAGTACTGATGGTGTTGTTTTTTGCAGGATGTTGGTTTGTGTGTCGATGCT